GGCGTAAATTTTTTACGTCCCTCTTCGATTTTAGCGATATTCTCATTAATTTTTTGTTCCTCCTCCATTAATGCGACGAATTTTTTCTCATTCGCTTGTAATTTATACTTAGCCTCCTGATTTTTTAACCATTCTGCCGATGCGACATTTAATTGTTTTTGGAACGCTAATTCGTTGTTCATATTGGTTAACGTAGTACCGTATTTACTGTTTATTTCCGAAATTAACGTACTACGCTCTTTTGATCCGGCGTTAGTTTTTTTCAGCGATTCAATCATGAATAAAAAACTAGATTTTTCATCGTTCATTTGTTTGTTTAACGATTCCTGTTCCTCTTTTAAATTCTTTGCTCTTTCGGCCGCTTCCTTTTGTGCTTGCGCACTTGCTTTTTCCGCTTCTGTTAATTTTTTTTGTTTATCAGTAACGACGCCAAATAACCCCGCTATGCTATCCCAGTTAGCATAAATTTCCGTTGCAGCCGTAATTAAAAGCCCAAACGGATTACTAGCGATTGCAGTTTTTAAAGATTTTAATCCGCGATTTAAACCCATTAGCGCCGCCTTCATTATTCCGACTTTTTGCGCCACTGTTGCAAATGAACCGCCTAAAATCTTATTAGCCAACGTTTGCGCTGCTGTCGCTGCCCTAAACGTTACGTACATTCTGGTCGCTGTTATAACTATTTTTACGATAGTATTTAGATTTCTAGCAACCCACTGAATCGTTTGCGCCAATCCGCTCATTACATCGCTACCCCCATCCGCTCCGGTAAATAATGCGATAAAAGCGTTTTTTAATTGCATTATGGCGTGACCTAACGTTGCGTTTCTTGTTTCCGCTTGTTCATAGGCCGTATTTGTTCCAGTCATTTGCTGACGTAATTCGTCCGTTCTATCCGTTAACTGTATTAAGTTAGTCGCCGCCACTGCATTCTCGGTACCAAACGTTTTAACTAGCGCAGCCTGATCGTTTAATAACGGCTTTAACGCCTCTAATCGTTGCGTAAACGGAATCGATTTGTCTTTTAATGTATCGAAATTAATACCTAGTTCCGTCAATCTAGCAATCGCATCTTTTGGTAACGCATCCGGTGCCGATAGTTTTAACATGATATTACGCAAAGCCGTTCCCGCTTCCGCACCCTTTAAACCTCTTTCGCCTAACGCCTCAATTAACGCCCCTGTTTCCTCAATCGATACCCCGCTGGTCTTTGCAACCGCTCCAAATTTTAATAACGCTTCCGTTACCTGTGGAATTTCCACCGCTCCAAATTTAGAACCCGCAGCCAAAACGTTAATAAACTTATCAGCGTCCTCCGCTGACGCTCCGAATTGATTCATCGCATCCGTTAAGTTTTTTGCCGCATCTGGTACGCTCATTCCCGCAGCCTGTGCCAACGTAATTGCGCTTTTTGTTACTGAATTTAACGCCTCCGCATTGGTTAATAATTCAGGCTTTGCCGAACCAATTAATTTATACGCTTCAACCACAGCACTCGCCCCGCCTTCAACGTCAATACCTAATTTATTCGCCTGTTCTCGATAGTATTCCAAATCTTGACCGCTTGCGCCAGTAATCGCTTGTAAATCCGCAATCGCTTGGTCGAATTCGACCATTGCCTCGGCTCCTGTCGTAAATAAATTGGCCACCGTCCCCACTCCGAACGCCATTCCAAACGCACCCGCTAAACTTTTAACACCGCCAATATAATTACCGACATTCCTTTGATTATCGCCGACCGTTTTATCCAATTTTTTCAACTGGGCATCACCCTGTTGCGCTGCTTTTGTTGTTTGTTTGTACTGTTTTTCAAGTTCTCGATATTCTTTTGTATTTCTTTTTCCAGCCTTTTCTAATTTTAACAATTCGGCGCCCAATTGTTTCGATTCGTTCTTTAATTCTCGCGTGCTTTTTTCTAATTGTTTGTACGCATTTGCCTCATCACGGGCGATTTTTTCTGTTTTTTGGTGCAATCTGTTTAAACGTTCCTGTTCTTTTGCCTCTTCTCGAGCGGTTTTTGCTTTTTGTTGCGCAACTTTTTCCCTTTCCTGCTCGGCTTTTAACGCTTGCTGTTCCGCTTGCGACTTTAATTTTTCAATTTTTATTGAATTTTCTACGGCTTTATTTGCGTCCTGCGTCGCTTTTGTAAATTCTTGAATACCTTGAGTCGTATTTACTTTGGATTTTCCTAACGTTTCCCGCATTGTTTGCGCAACACGCTTAAACTCTGAATCGATTTTTTTTAAATCTTCAATTGTTTTTTGTGCCGATAATCTAATCCCTTCGAAAATGTCCTCTTTATCGAATAAATCCGAACTGCTAATTTTTTTTGCCATTGTCTAATTTATTAATTCGTTCGTATTCCTCCATTAACGTGAAGTATTCGCCCGCAGTTATTTCTTTCGACCTTATCCAGTAACCTACAAACCTCGATAAATGCACGAGCGATTGTTCAATGCTAACCCCCTGCCCGTTGTTATCGAGTAACATTTTTAGGTTTTGTATTTCGATCTCTAACAAAGTTAACGAAAATCTATCTCGTTTAATAACGTAATCTAACTCGATTAAAGCCTTTTTACGCATCGCCTTTAACATTTGCTGGTATTTCTTAGATAAACCGAAACGATTAATGTAATCGTCGTATATAACATACCACGCATTTATATCCGCCTCATCCGATCCCTCTTTGGATTTTCTTGCATAACTATATTCGCCCTCCGTACATTTCATCCAGTTATATAACGGGATTTCTTCGACGTTTAAAAAATAATTATCTGTTAATCCATTCTGCGTATTCTTTTCGGTATCGCTCTTTAATTTCTTGCCGTAATTTTTGTAAATTTTCCTCAGTAATCCCGATAATATTTTCCCCATATTTATAAAATAAATTTGTTTCTTCGCCAGTTTCGCTGTCGATTTTAATTGGATCGGCATCGATAATAAAATAATCTTTTCCGACCGTAATAATCATTGACTCGTAGAACTCACCAGAATCGAACAACGTGTACGGCGTACCCTCTTTTTTTTCTGGATTTATTAATTCCGTGAAATACGAATAATATCCTATGACGTCACCATCCGAATCGATACCCTCTTTAAATAATTGATCAATACGAATTAAATCTAAAATCCATTTTTTGAACGCTGGTTCGGATAGTGTTTTACGCCATAAATATTCCGATTGCCCTATCGACATTTTGTTTAATAACGCCCCCAGTGCCGTATCCATTAACCCCATTCGTAATAATTTTACCTAATTTTTACCCCCGCTATATCCCTTACGTGTATTCCGTTCCGTCGTTCTCAATTTTTTAATATCTATATACTCCAAAGGTAGTAAAATCGCTTAAATCAACGCTTTTATGCTTTAAAATCGAAAGCCGTATTTTTAGTTTTTGCCCTTATTTGCGACGAATAAATCACATAATTACCGCATTTTTCAGGTAAAAAAAAGGGCGAGATTCACTCCCGCCCCTCTTTTTTGATACGCAATTTTAACCAGATTATTACGCTGCTGTAAACGTAATCGAACCAGTAAATCCTGCCTTAACGACGCTCAAAGTGTACGAATCACCAGATACAAATGCCGCTAAAACTGTGTACGTTCCGTCCGTTGGTTCGGATACACCAGTAATAACAAACGGCGCACCGTTGGTATTGTCGTACAAATCAAAGTCCGCCAAAACGGCACCCTTGAATTTTAACGGATTCAATGCAGTACCGTAATCGAACGTAGCGTCTACGGTAATTGAAACACCCGCAACCTGTACCGGATTAATCAAGTTTACGTCAAGTAAACCAGTTAGTTCGTTGAAGTTTTGAGACGCCTCATCGCTTGTAATCATCCACATAGTCGATTCGTCGAAGTAACGATCGAAATCGAATCCTAGCATGATTTTTTGAACCGTTGAATCGGTAGAAAACATAAATTTCGGATCCCACGACTGGTTATCGACAGGTATTGGATATAAATAATCGCCAACCTTTGAACCAACTAAATTACCGTTGATGTCAACGATATAAACTCCGAACTCGATGCATCGACCGCTTGATAATTTACCTAAAAATTGCGGTGTTGAATCATACGCCCACAACTCGCCGGTAAACGATCTTTTTCCCTGACGTAGATACGCCATTCGTCCGCTGTTTGCCTCTTCGAATACCGTATCCGCTTTTGGCAATTCAACGTTTTCGAACGTAGGTAATGGATACCAACGTTGCGATGGATCCGTATCGTTAATTAAATTCGACCATGTTGGCAACGCTACCGATAAATCGATATAATTGTACGCACCCGCATTGTCTTGAATAGGCACTAAAATTAATTTACTCGTTACGCTCTGTAACGGTAAACAACCCGGACGGCCAGTATTCGATAGTCCTAAATCGCAATTACAACCTGCACTCATTTTATTTATTTTTAAAAATTAAACATTTTAACATTTACAATTCGCTTTGTATTTAGTCAAACGAACCCTTAACTCAACCCCACTTAAATTCGCATCGAGTATATTCTGGAAAATACCCTCACGTTGTTCGGTCCCAAACCGACTAAACGTAATTAATTCATAATCCTCGAGCGTTTTAAAACTTTTATTATCATTTATACAACGAATAAACTCCCCCGACAACTTTTCCATTGGATACATAACGTTCGCACGATGGTCGGCCGTATAAAATTGCACCGCATTCGTTTCATCTAAAAAGAACAACCGAACGTCAGCGTCAAAATCGTACGTACTTTCCCTCCCGTACTTTGTCATTCTGATTACTTCGAGCAACCATACCAACGGTAATTTGGATAATAGGTTATTACTTGCAATCGTCCATTCGCGATTCGCTGCTAACATCGTACCAGTAATCCAAAACGGCGCAGGTAACGTTATTACCCCCTCCAAATCGTTCGTATTATTTTGTTGCACCGGTTCCCATGTTACCCACTCGTCCGATTCAACTGTTAAAATACGATACTGGTCGCCATTTGAATCCGTAACGATCATTAACGGTTTAATCCATTTCGTGTCGCACATATTCGTGCGATCATTTGCTGAATCAAAAACCCCTACGACCGTATTATCGATTGCCGTAAATACCTCTTTTATTACCTCTGATACCTCGTTCGTCATATCCAGTACGCCATTTGTTTTTCGTATCCGTTTTGCTTTGTGAAATCACCGATTCCTACATAGTCGAGTTCGAACGTACACGCACCATCGCCGTCATTAGGTAACCCAAACAAATCGCCCACGTTGTAACCTGTACCCTCGCTCCCAATTACTACGATTACCTGAGTAACCTCGCCGTTCAATACGTTAGCCACAACGAACGTAGCGTCTTGATTACCAGCATCGACCGTTAGCACGTCTAAAACAGCATAACCAGCACCACCGTCAAACATAGTTATATCGGTAATTATTCCTGCGTTATCCGCCGTTACATTCACTAAACAACCGTTACCGCTTCCGCCTGTCGTTGGCACTTGCGTCGCTGTCGTGTATCCAGTACCGCCTGCCGTCAACGTGACTACCACGATTTCGCCTATTCCCTGCGCTATGTAATTAACCTTTAACCCCGAGCCTGTGATTATTTGACTAGCGTCCGTAATCGTTAGTGTCGCATCGTTATTGCCGTCCAACACCGTAACCACGTCGCCAACCTTGTAACCACTGCCGTAGTTAACGATAGTTATCGATAAAATCCCGCCTGCCCCGTCATCTACGTAATCGATGGTTAATCCATTACCAGAGCCACCAGACGTAGCGACACCGCTATTTGTCGTATATCCCGTACCTGCATTGGTCACGTTAGCCGTGTTAACAATACCAC